GCCTCTCGAAGAAGTGCCGTCAATGATGAGCATGCCGAGATCAGACGCCTGATCATTCCTGGATGCTCCTCCTTCGTTGCAACACGAGCAGCCTGCTTCTTGTTCGGGATGCGCGTCAACTGACAGTGCGGATCTCCTGTTCCAGCATCCGCGGAGAACTGCGGCGGCGGTTCGGCTTTGGGCCGTCTCCGGGCCGGGTGGGGGGTGTCACTGTCAGGGGTGTCCCTCGCCCGGCTTTCTTTGTTTGCCGGACGACGGACGGTCGTAAGTCAATCGGGGACGGCAAGCGGTAGTAAACATTGCTGTCCCCGGCCCGCTCACTTCAATCGGCCAGATCACCGAGCGAAGGCAAGCCCTTCTTTTTGGTGTTGACCTTGAAGTTGTTGACGCGGGTTCCCTCCAAGTGGGCATGCCAAGCCTTGGCGCACTTGGCGTAGATATCGCGGGCGCTGACTGATTCCTTCTCATCCTTGATCCGGAAAAGTTCGCCGGCCAGGTCCGACGCGGCATCCATGGCATTGCGGTTGGTTCCCAGGGACACCTCTCGCCAGAATTCTTCGGCGTCTCGCAAATTCTGGAGCGTGGTCCCATAGACCGTGGCGAGAATGGGAACCTTCTTGAGCTCGTTGGACTTGCCGTTCTTGAGGATCTCATTGATCATCAGCAAGAACGGGTGCAGACGTTGGTCATTGAACATCCGGTAGATGTCGTCACCGCTGGGAACGGGCATTTGCTGCACGTTCCGCTGATACCAGATCACGCCGTCCATGGCGGATTTGAGGATGTTGCGGTTGCATTCGCGGAGATCCGTCTGAAGGCATTGATAAGCGCCCGAGATGTCTTGCTTGGACCGGGCGGATCGGCGGGCGTCGAACTGGCGAAAGAGCCAGATGGCGGCGTCCTCATTGGGCACGGAATAGGTGTCCAGGTGGATCGCCAGATTCTCGGGAAGCGTATTGTCGGCGAGCAACTCTCTGAGCGCCCGCGAGGAGTGCTGGCCGTTCATCCGAATCGAGATGACCTCTCCATTGGAGGCCAGATTCGCCACGGCCCAGTGAAAAGCGACGGCACTGCCAGTGCTGATCCGATGCTTGAGTTCCTTCATCCAGTTCGGATCGAATTCGCGTTCGACCGGAGCCGTGGCGATCGAACTGATGAGTTCGATCGGTTTCCTCAGTTCGGCCTGACCTCCCTGAAACAGTTCTGACTTGACGTGCTGGAAAGTTCCCATTGAAAGCCCTTTCTGGCGCTGATCTACGTGCAACGCACGGTGAGTCAAGCGCCAAACCAAACCACGGAAAATGAACCGATCACGCGACCGGCTCGTTCTTCAACAGACCTTCGAGCATCTGTTGAATTCGCCACAGGTATTCATGCATCACCGTTTCCTCGCGCCCGGCGATTGGACGCTTCAACATCTTGATGCACGCCTTGATGAGGGGTAGGGCATCGATCACCGCATTGCCGAAGTCTTCCGGGTTGACGACGGCCGTGGGGGCGCCCGGCCTGCGCCGATGCGCCAGCCGGTAGCGGTGTGATTTGCCGTAATGAGTTTCCTTGAGCACCATGCCCCTGGGCGGGTGCTGGCGCAAATTGCCGATCGCTTTCGTGACTTGCGGGCCATCGGTGCCGGGAATCTTTTCCCGCACCGCGGCGATGATCTCGGCGATGCCGAGAGCCTGTTCCCGGCTGAGAAGCTCAACCAGGACTGGCTTGAGCCCTGGCTTGTGGACCAGATTCTGGTAGTTCTTGGGGACCGAGGACGCTGCATGCTCCTCGAGCCAGCGGGTGACGCGCTCGAACCGACCGTCCTGCGTCTCCTTGGCATGCCCCTTGCCCACGGCCCGCCAGGCATCGCGAAAACGCCACTCCGTGAGAGTTTCGAGGGCATATTTGAAATTACAACGGTCCGTTGTAAAATGTAAATATGCCCCGAATCTCAAGTGAAGAGATACCCATTGCTGGCTTTTGCCCATCTCCTGGGCGATGGCCTGTTGCGTCCACTTGCATTCGTAGAACAGCCGGGCCAGCTCTTGATCGCGGAGCGCATCGGCGCCGTGACGGTGGGTGTTGTAGAGGGCTTCGATCTCCTTGATGCGGGCGTGGAACTTGACGTGGCTCATGGGCTCGAACTCAGGATCGCTCATGGGTTCCTCATTGTTTTGGGGCCAAACGTCTCCCGGCCGGGTCCATCCTGGGGACGCGTCCTACGAACCCGGCCGGGAGCTCTTTTTACGGTTGGTGGTCGGGTCCATCCGGTTCGTGCATGAGAGCCTCGAGCGCCTCCCGCGATTCCATGCGCCCGTTGCAGGTGAGCAGTGATATCCGGAGCTCCGTGAGCGTTTCGACGACCTTGCGGCAGCGCGACCATGTCGAACGCCGCAAGAGCTGGCGCGTGAAAAGCGCCGTATAGCTGAACCCGCCCATCGATTCGCGCACGCTGTACAACAGATCGCCCTTTTCAAGTGGCTGCCGCTCGATCGTGCGTAGGCCATCGAGCAATCCCACCTCCTGGGCGCGTTTCCAGGATCGCCGGAAGCTCGCAACCATGCGCGGAATGTCCCCGTCATCAACCGGCGGCTGGGGGCGGCGGCGTTTGCTCATCGGGTTTCTCCGGGGTTGGAGGTGCGATCGGTTCCTTGACTCCGAGCTGGGCCAAGCGTTTCACGGCCATGCGGCGGATCGGATCGCCGTGAGGTGAGCTCGAGGTGGTGGGGCGCGAATGGACGAGTTTTCGCAGCACGGCGATCTCGGCCGCGGGCGAGAACTGGGGCGGCGGTTCGGCTTTGGGTTCCATGATGGCGTGCTCCAAGGCGGGCGCGGGTGGCTGGGGGATCTGGGGCGGCGGCACGGGCGGTTTGACCGGTCGCTCGAGCAGCGAATACCGCCAATCGTCGGCAAGGCCCCTGGCAAGCCCGTGGTGCGACCGGCCGGAACCCCTGCCCTTCCGGTCGACCTCGGGCCGAGGCGGCTCCGGGTGGCCGCCTGGCGTCGCCTGGGGCGGCACCGGGCGCTGTGCCGGGAGGTCCGAGACGGCAGTCGTCGGGGTCGGGTGACCGGACCCCGACGGCGACTGCCGTCGCTCTAAATTCTTTTCTTCTCTACTTCTATAAGAGAATTGGCCGGCAATTTTTTGCCGGGGGTCCGGCAACTCCTTGCCGGGGGTCCGGCAATTTTTTGCCGGGGGTCCGGCAACTCCTTGCCGGGGCTTGCCGGGGTCCGGTTGCCCGATCAGATCGACCTGATCGGTGATCGTGCGCCGCCCAGTTTCATCGTGAGATCGGCTCACGAATCCAGCCGATTCCAGAATGACCATGCGGTTGCGAACTGTCCGTTCGCAACAATGGGCAATCCGGGCAAGCTGCTTGTCGGTCAATCCCGTGGAACGACCCTGGCCGCATTCGCGGCGAATGACCCCGTAAAGGTGATAGGGGCCGGCTTTCAGCTCATCGAGGGCAGGGTCGCCCAGGCGGTGCCAACGCACGGGCTCCGTGCGCACGCACACGCGATCGCCCGAGGGGGCGACCAAGCGCAACAATGCGGTGGCCACGGTCGCTTGAATCTCCCGTCAGACCCGCCCCATGTATCAGTCTTGTCAGGCTGTATGTGGGCGAACTGATTTAGTGGATGGATGGAAATCGCATCACCTTGCAAGCAACGGGCAAACCTAGCCAGCGTGACGCGGGCGCGTCAACGGGGCAACGGTTTTTCACTCGCCGGGCCCGGCGTCCACAAGCTCCCCAGGCGCAACATACCAGCCCGGCGAGTCGTAACCGCCGCGACCTCGGCAGTAGAGCTCGCGACCATCGCGGGTCACGATCCGGTGGGAGTGCCACTGATCGCCTTGCCGCTCGCGCAGCGCCATGGCCATGCCATGACGCGTGCACATCGGCATGCCGTCGGCGTCGCGCTCAATGGGCGGAACGGGCCGCGCCTCGAGCCCCAGCTCCGCCAGCCGGCCCAATGCATCAGGAAGGGAATCGAGCTTCCGCAGCGTGAACTCGACTTCGACCCGATAGCCTGAGTGCCGGCCTCGCACTCGCACACGTGCGCCAGTTTCTGCTTCCATCGCTCTGTTCCTCTGGTTAGCCTAACGGCGATTGAGGGCGCACCAAACGCATGAACGCCATCGATCTTGAGAAAGCCTATGTCTATCGCCCGGTGGCCGATATAGCCAAGGCACGGCGTATCAGCATCCTACAGACCAAGGCGCACAGCCTGGCGCAGTCCTTGGCGGCCCTCCTACCGCAATCGCCTACGAGGGACATGGCGCTCGAGGTGGTGCACTCCGTCTACCGAGCAGCGGCGTCACAGATCGAATCCCAATCGCGCGAGCCGTGAGGCCGCGCCATATGTGGGCGAAGCCCAGGCTCGCCCACATATGAACTTATAGGTTCTCCCGAAAGTTCGCGCGCCGCGCCATGGCCCGGGAACAAGTCGCGCACAGAATGAGACAGTTTCCATATGACTGCTAAGCGTGTACCGACCCGCAATCAACGAATTCAACGCGCGAAGAAAGGTGCATACGATCCCACGGCGGAAAAAGCGCTCAATTACGCACGCTTGACGAATCTATTTACCGATGCGATCCGCTCTGATGATCGGGTGGCGGCACTTGGCGCTCTCAAAGAACTTAATCGCCTCTTGGGGCTATATGCCGCGCGGCCGACCGAGACGCCGCCGGCTCCGGAGCCACTCGCGGCAGTCGTGGCGCGATATCTGGTGCCGCTCAAACTCCTGCCGGCCGACGAACCTGCCTCCGAACATATTCGGGTCGCGGCCCAGCATTTAATTGACGGCACGTTACCCGAATTGCAATGAGCGCAACGAGCGCAGCACGATATCGCGCCGCGAGAGACAACAGACACGCCTATCATGCGGCGGAATCGCGGGCCGCGCGCGAGATCGCCCCGCTACCAAAGGTCGCCAATCCTCCGCGGCGCCGGGCCGCCCGCAAGAGCTTCCAAGCGTTTTGCGAGCTCTACCAGGCGGGCGTGTATATGCTGCCCTGGTCCGACGATCACCTGCGGATGATTGCCCGGATCGAGTCGGCGGTGCGGAAGGGGACGCTCTGCGCGTTCGCGATGCCGCGGGGATCGGGCAAGACTTCGCTGTGCGAATCGGCCGTCTTGTGGGCGACATTGCACGGGTTCGTGCCGTTCTCCGTGCTCCTGGGCGCCGATCACGCGGCCGCGGAGCGCAATCTTCAGTCGATTCATTCGCAGCTGATCATGAACTCGGACATCATCGAGGATTGGCCGGAAGTCTGTGAGCCCCTGGCAAGGTTGGAGGGAATTCATCAACGCAAGTTCTTATACAACGGCCGGCCAATCACCTACCAGCTCACGCATACGCGGATCGTGCTGCCGAACATCGCCGGCGCGGTGGCATGCGGGGCGGTGATTCAGACCGCCGGCCTCACGAGCCACATCCGAGGCATGAAATACCAGCACCCGAGCGGCCGCGCCATCCGCCCGGCGCTTGTGATGGTCGATGATCCTCAGACTGACGAGTCGGCTCGCTCTCCCGCCCAGTGCGAGGCGCGGGCGTCAATCCTGGCGGGGGCCGTTCTGGGTCTGGCGGGGCCGGGCAAGCGGATCGCCGGCGTCATGCCTTGCACCGTGATCAGTCCCGGCGACTTGGCCGACACGATCCTCGATCGCTCCAAGCACCCCGACTGGCATGGCGAGCGGACGAGGATGGTCTACAGCTTCCCGAGCTCGCCGAGGTGGGAGGAGTACGCCGCCATCCGGGCCGATAGCCTGCGGGCCGGCGGGGGCGGGGCCGAGGCCACCGAATACTATCGCCAGCATAGGGAGGAGATGGACGAAGGGGCGGCGGTGGCCTGGCCGGCCCGGTATCACGAAGGTGAGCTATCGGCGATCCAGCACGCGATCAATCTGAAGCTCCGCAACGAGGCGGCGTTCTGGTCCGAATACCAGAACGAGCCTCTGCCGGACCCGGTCTTCGCGGCGGAGCTCACGGCCGACCAGGTCGCCGCCCGCGTGACGGGCCGGCCTCGGGGCGTGGCGCCGCTCGAGACGATGCTCGTGACCGGGTTCGTCGATGTGCAGGCCGCGGCGCTGTACTGGGTTCTGGTGGCCTGGGCGGCCGACTTCACGGGATCGGTGATCGATTACGGAACCTATCCAGACCAGGGGCGACATTATTTCACGTTGCGAGACGTCCGGAGGACGCTGGCCCGCGTGGCGCCGGGGACCGGCCTCGAGGGAGCGATCCACGCGGGGCTCGAGACCTTGATTGCCCAGCTCGCGACCCGGCCGATCGCGCGCGACGACGGGGCGGAGCTGCGAATCGATCGGCTCCTGGTCGACGCCAACTGGAGCGTGTCGACGGAGATTGTCTACAGCGTCTGCCGGGCCAGTCCCCACGCGGCGGTGGTCATGCCGTCGCACGGCCGCTATGTCGGGGCCAGCTCGCGGCCGATGAGCGAATGGCATCGCAAGCCGGGGGACCGCCGCGGCCTGAATTGGACCGTGCCGGCGGTGGAGAAACGGGCGATCCGGCACCTCGTCTTCGACACAAACTACTGGAAGTCATTCGTGCACGCGCGGTTGGCGACGGCGCCGGGCGACCGAGGAGCCCTGCGCCTCTTTGGCGACCGCTCCGAGGTGCACCGCATGTTTGCCGAGCACCTGACGGCGGAGTACCGGGTGGCGACAACGGGCCGGGGCCGTACGGTCGAAGAATGGAAGGCGCGGCCCGACGGCGGCGACAACCACTGGCTGGACGGTCTGGTGGGCGCGGCGGTGGCCGCCAGCCTGCAGGGCGCGGCGCTGGCGGGTCAGGCGGCGCCCCGGCCGGCGCGGCGCCGGTACACGGGGGCGGATGCGAATAAAGCCGCCGCGGCATCCGCGCCGCGGCGGTAGCCCTGCCTTGCCATGCCCCGCCTCGCCCGGCCTTGCCAGACCCAGCCTCGCCTGCCTCGCCTGCCTTGCCTTGCCCTGCCAAGCCCCGCCGGGCCTTGCCATGCCTGCCTTGCCCTGCCCAGCCGTGCCGCGCCGCGCCCCGCCGTGCCGCGCCTTGCCATGCCATGCCTGCCTTGATCAGTTCCGCGCCTTGGCGATCGCTTGTTCGACTCTGGTCAAGCGCTGATCGAGCGCGATCTGATTGGCGTAGATCGCCTCGGTGAGAATAAGGTGCCCCTCATGCGCAGCGCGGACGTTGGGCTCCATTTCGTCCCAACGCACATGCCGCAAGGTTTCCAGGCCGCGGAGTAGTTGCGCGTCGGCGCGGCGCTTGTCGTAGCGAGCCAACGTCATATGCTCGCTCGCCGGCGCCAGCCGATAGCCGACGGTGCGGACGTTGTGCAGCCGGCGTTGTTGTTCCTTGAGCAGCCGCGCTAGAGCGGTCCGGACGATCTGCTGGACGTCGCGCGTGGAATAAGAGCGCTGGGCGGCGGCGCCCAGCGCTTCGGAGAGCGCGTCATAGGTATAGAGATTGCCCGGCTCGCCGTCGCGGACATGATCAAGAATGACTTGCACGTTGGACCGGCCATCGCGCCGGGTGATCTCGAAGGCGTTCATTGCGCGATCTCCACTTTGCCGGTGAAGCGGCCGTATCCATTCACGCGGTTGTCACCGATGCCTTCGGTCACACCGGCCATCTCGACGATCCGGGCGAGATCCTCGAAATTCAAGCCGGCGTCCTCAATGAAGAGACCGGAGAGGCTCATGGCCCAGGGAAAGAACCGCGGCCGCACGCGCATGATGCGCTTACCGCCGACCACGACCGGCATGCGGGAGTGAAAATTGTTGTCGGCGAAGAGCTTCTCGATGTCCTTCGATCCCTCGTGTAGCAAGGGGATCTCCAGATCGGCGAATGACAGGGCTCGTTCGACGTTCTTGCCTTGCTTGAAGATCCGGGCGGCGTTGATCAGGCACTTGCGGACCTTGGACGTCGGCTGGACGACGACCGGCGCCTTGCCGTTCAAGCTCGTGTACAAGCCTCCGAACCACTCCAGGCGCTCGATCAATCGCAGATCCTCATCCGTCTTTTTTCGTTTGGCGGTGATCGCCTTGATCTGGCGATTCAGGTCGAACTCGGGATCGACCATTCTGGGATTGTGCATCAAGAGGGGGCTGGTGCCAGTCAATGTGAGAGTGATGCGCATGGGGACGACCTCGGAAGAGAGACGACGAGACCGTGCCGGATCATGACTTCCCGGTGGCCGACGATCTCGCCGCGGGGTTGGGGCGTGGGTTTCTTGCGGGGCGGCGCTGGCGGGGGTGTAGGCTCCGCCAGCAGTCGCCGGGCGGCCGCCACGCTAACGCGCAGCGCTCGAGCGAGCTGACGGGCGGTGATCGGGGCCGGATCGCCGCGGCGCTGGGTCACGGAATTCCTCGAAACTGATCTAGAACTCGATTCCTCGGATTCCTTATCACGAACTGCACGGAGAATCCAGCCATGCCTATCCGACCTCGCAGCACGCCGACGGAAGACCCCGCCTACGACGCCTTGCTGGCCGCCATCAGCGGGCCGGCCCGGGTGACGATCGACGGCAACACCACGGAGCTGCCGTCGATCTCGGACCTGATCGCGGCGAACCGGTATCTGCGGGCGCTGCAGGCGAGGGTTTCGAGCCGGGGATTCTCCCTCAGTCAATTTGTTCCGCCGGGGAGCATCTAGAGTCCTTAAAAGAAAGTAGTTTCCGATCACTTGAATACCTCGCACATTCAAGTCATCGACGCGTTCCACGAGCGGAACGGCGACCCGCCACCGCCTTTTCGGGCGAGAAGTGGTGGGCGCGCGCGGGCGGACCGGTTGGGGTCACGGCCGGCCGCCCGCGCAGTTCGTGCCCGGTACGACGCCGCGGTCACGACCGACGAGAATTTCATGCACTGGGCGAACGCGGACGGCCTTTCGGCCAACGCCGCCAATTCGCCCGAGGTGCGGCGGATTCTGCGCAATCGCGCTCGTTACGAGTCTGCCAACAACTCGTGGTGCCGGGGGATCGTGCTCACGCTGGCCAACGCCTCGATCTCGACAGGGCCGCGCTTGCAGGTCCAAACGGCCAACGACGACGCCAATAACCGGATCGAGGCGGCGTTCGGCCAGTGGGCGCAATTGATCCACCTCCCCGAGAAACTGCGGACCATGCGGCAATCGCGGGCCGTGGACGGCGAGGCGTTCGCCATGCTGGCGACGAATCCCAAGATCGACCACGAGATCACGCTGGACATCAAGTTGATCGAGGCCGACCAGGTCGCCGATCCCTATCCCCTGGCCGGCCTCGATACGTTCCGGCCGGCGAGCTCGCACGTCGACGGGATCGACTTCGATTCGTTCGGGAACCCCACGACCTACTATCTGCTCGAGGAGCACCCGGGCGATCTGGCGTATCGTTTCGCGGCCCGCGCCTTGCGCGTCGCGGCCCGGTTCGTCCTGCACTGGTTCCGGCAGGATCGCCCTGGGCAGGCTCGAGGGATTCCCGACATCACGCCGGCCTTGCCGCTCTTCGCCCAGCTGCGACGCTACACGCTGGCGACGATCGCCGCGGCGGAGACGGCCGCCGACCTGGCGGCGGTGCTGGAGACGACGGAGCCGCCGGGCCTCGAGGACGAAGCCGGGGACAGCGAAACATGGGACTCGATCCCGATCCGGCCGCGGCTGATGGCCCGGTTGCCGGACGGGTACAAGATGAGCCAATTCAAGCCGGAGCAACCGGCCAGCACGTACGAAACGACGGTTCGCCAGATCGTCAACGAGATCATCCGCTGCTTGGAGATGCCGCTGGCGGTCGGCCTGGGCAACTCATCGGGCTACAACTACGCCTCGGGCCGGCTGGACTTCCAGGTATTCGGCCGGGCGGTGGCGATCGAGCGAACGGACATCGAGAGCGCGATCCTGCGGCGGATCTTCGAGGCGTGGCTCGATGAGGCGGCCACGCTTCCGGGCTATCTCCCGCCCGGTCTGCCCGCGCGGAACGTGCCTCATGCCTGGTATTGGCCGGCGGAGCGGCACGTTGACCCGATGAAAGAAGCTCAGGCTCAAGCGGCCCGGCTGATCAATCTGACCACGACGTACGCCGATGAGTTCGCCGCCGAGGGTCAGGACTGGAAGACGCAATTCGCCCAGCGCGCCCGGGAGCAAAAAGAGATGATCCGCCTGGGATTGGTGTCACCCACGCCGCCGGAACAACAACCTCCGCCCGACGATCCCGAGCCCGACCTTGATGAGGACGAGCTCGACAACGACGAGGCCGACGAGGAACCCGCGCCAGAACCTGCCGAGGAGCTCGCAGACGATGAAGATTGACATTCCATCCTGTCTCGCCATTCACGCGAACGCCCGGATTGAGTTCGAGGCGCGCAAGTCCGAAACCGAGGATGGTCCGGCGCCGTTGCCGGCGATCGAAATGGTGGCCTATACCGGGGCGGCCATGCGCCTGAGCGGCTGGGGACATCCCGTTCTGCTGGACATGGACGGCCTCGAGATCGCTTCCCAGAACCGGCCGATCCGGTTCAACCACGAGGCCTCGGCCGGGGTGGGCCACACCGACCGGATCGCGATCAAGGATGGGCGGCTGGTGGCCTCGGGCGTGATCTCACGCGACACGCCCGAGGCGCGGGAGGTGGTGGCCGCCGCCGCCAACGGGTTTCCCTGGCAGGCGTCACTCGGGGCGGGGGTCGAGAAGTATGACTTCATCCGCCAGGGCGATACGGTGTCGGTCAATGGCCGGGAGTGGAAGGGGCCTTTGATCGTCGTGCGCCGGGCCACGCTGGGGGAGATCTCGCTTGTGGACGCGGGGGCCGATGGCGGCACGGTGGCGCGGATCGCCGCTCGAGCCGATGAGGGCGCCCCGCCGGCCGAAGGCGATGAGCCTGAGCTCGCGGGCGCGCTCACGCGGGAGTCGGTGCTCTTCCGGCATCGGGTGGAGACGGAGCGACGGCAGACAATCGCGGCGCTCATGCAGGAATCCCTCGATCAACCAGGGATCGATACGACCGCCGTGGAGGAGCTGGCGGCCAAGGCCGAGACCGAGCGCTGGCCGGTACTCATGTTCGAGAATCAACTCTTGAAGCTGAGTCGCCCAGCGCCCTTGCCGCGGCGGAGCTCGGGCCTGGCGAGTGGTCGCGTGATCGAGGCCGCGGTATGCACGGCCGGCGGCCTGCATGACCTCGAGGGGGCGTTCGACGCCGGCACGCTCGAAGCGGCCCACCAGAGCTTCCCGCACGGCCTGGGCCTGGTGGATCTCTTCATGCTGGCGGCCCGCCAGAACGGCTATACCGGGCATTCGTCCAAGGATGTCCGGGGGATGCTGCAGGCGGCCTTCCGGGCAGACGTCCGCGCCACGGGCGGCGGCGGTTTCTCGACGCTGAGTCTGCCCGGAATCATGACGAACGTCGCCAACAAATTCTTGGCGGCCGGGTTCGCCGCCATCGAATCGACCTGGCGGGCGATCGCCGTGATCGGCAGCGCCCGCGACTTCAAGACGATCACGAGCTATTCGCTCACGGGCGGCCTGGTGTATGAGAAGGTCGGGCCGGGCGGCGAGATCAAGCATGGCGACCTGTCCGAGCTCGCCTACACCAACCAGATCGCGACCTACGCCCGCATGTTCGCGGTCACGCGCACCGACATCATCAATGATGACCTCGGGGCGCTAAGCCAGATCCCATCGCGGCTGGGGCGGGGGGCGGCGCTCAAGCTCAACGATGTGTTCTGGGCGGCATTCATGGACAACGCCACCTTCTTCACGACGCTTCGTGGCAACTACTTCGACGGGGCCGAGTCGGCGCTCTCGATCGACAGCCTGACCACCGCCGAGGCGATGTTCATGAACCAGACCGACCCGGATGGGCAACCGGTCGGAGTGATGCCGTCAATTCTGCTCGTGCCCAACGCGCTCTTCACGACCGCCAACAACCTCATGAACTCGACGCAGATCGTGGGCGGCACGACAGCGCAGCTGGCCAATAATCCGCACGCCGGGAAGTACCAGGTGGTGCGCTCGAGCTATCTCTCCAACGCGAGCTACACGGGCAACTCCACGACGGCCTGGTATCTGCTGGCCGATCCCGCGGCGCTGGGCGTGATCGAGGTGCGTTTCCTGAACGGCCGCGAAACGCCGATCGTGGAATCGGCCGACGCGGACTTCAACACGCTGGGGGTTCAGATGCGGGGGTATCACGACTTCGGGGTCGCGAAGCAGGAATACCGGGCGGGCGTGAAATCGAAGGGGGTTGTGTGAACCATGCCGAAGCTCAAGCTCACACTCAATATCGGCAAGGCCGATGCCACGCGTCTCGGCCTCAAGGAAACCGAGGCCGACAAGGAAGTTGACGTCGCCGACGAGCCCGCCGGCGAGCTCTTGCGTAATGGCTGGGCAGTGGAACCAGGCCAAGCGGAGGAGGAAGAGGCGGCGCCCGGGCTCACGCCGGCCGATCTGGCGCGGGGCACGGCGGCGATCCAATTCTCTGGTCCCGAGGCCGATCCGCCGGCGGCCAAGGCGGAGCGGCGGGCCAAGGCGACCGAGGAAAAGAAGCGCCGGGGCCGGCCGCCGAAGAGCGGCGGCAGCGCGCGTTTCGGCGACAACCCGCATAAGTAGGAGGCTCAGTCAATGCCTGAGGCAACGTTTCGGCACGGCGATCCGATCATGATCGACTATACGCCCGGCGCCGCGGTGGCGGCTGGGGAGGTGATCGCGCTGGGGGGCGCGGCCGGCCTGGCGTGCGGGATCGCGCACCGGGACATCGCCGCCAGTGAACTCGGCGCGCTGGCCGCGGGCGGCGGGGTCTATGACGTGAAGAACATCGACAACGCCGCCAATTACGCCAAGGTGTACTGGGATACCACGAACAATGGCGTGACCACGACGGCGACCGCCAACGCGCTCTTCGGCTACATCGTCACGGGCGGCACCGGCGGCGCGAACTCGATCTGCCGGGCGCTCCATAAACCTTACATGTAATCCGAGGCCGGCTCTTGTGGCGCAAGCGACGATTCAGACCCTCAATTACTTGCGACAGGCCTTGGCCTCGGCGCACGCCGTGGGTAGCAACACGCTGATCGTGTCCGACGGCGCCGCCTGGGGCGCGCCAACGCCGGCGGCGCCCCTGATCGCGACGGCGTTCTATGTCGACGACCCGGGCGTGCCGATCTTCAATGCCCGGATCACCGGGCGATCGGGCAACCAGCTCACGATCGGCGCCATCACCTGGGGCGTGGATCTGGCGCTTGGAGTGGGCGACATCGTAGCGCTCACTCCGGCGGCGGAGCTCTTCGACGAGCTCCGTAACGCCGTCAACTCCAAGACGGACACCGGCCACGATCACGACGATCGCTATTACATTGACGCCGAGGTGGACGCCGCCCTGGCGGGCAAGGCGAATGTGAGCCATTCGCATCCGGCCGCCGACATCACGAGCGGCGTTCTAGCCCCGGCCCGGCTGGCGACGGGCACGCCGGACGCCACCAACTACGTGCGGGGCGATGGCACCTGGGCGGTGGTGCCGCTAGCTGCCCACGATCACGACGAGCGCTACTATCTTGAGGCCGAGGTCGACGCGGCCCTGGCGGGCAAGGCGAATGTGAGCCACGCGCACGCCGCGGCGGACATCACAAGCGGCGTGATCGCGCCCGCGCGACTGGCGACGGGCACGCCGGACGCCACCAACTATGTGCGGGGCGATGGGACCTGGGCGGCGGGACCGGTGGGGCCGCAGGGTGAACAGGGCATTGAGGGGCCGCCGGGGCCGCAGGGCACGCCTGGTGAAGGCGTGCCAGCCGGCGGCGCGACGGGCCAGGTGCTGGCCAAGGCGTCAGCCACGGACTACGACACGGCGTGGGTCGACCAGACTGGGGGCGGCGGCCTCGCCGACGGGGACAAGGGCGAGATCACGGTCACCTCGGGGGGCACGGTCTGGACGATCGATGATGGCGTGGTGACGCCGGCGAAACTATCGGGGCTGGTCCCGATCGCGCAGGGCGGCACGGGCGGCGGCACGGCGGCCGAGGCGCAGACGAACCTTGAGGTGGTGCCGGGAATGCACGTGCAAGCCTGGGACTCGGCGCTGGACGCCATCGCGGCCTTGCCGGTCGACAAGGGCAATCTGATCGTCGCCTCGGGCGTGGTCTGGGACCGTCTGCCGGTGGGGATGAATGGAGCGGTATTGAAAGCGGATTCCTCGAGGGCGACCGGTCTGCGCTGGACGATCGGCGGGAATGTCCTGGTCTGGTTTACCTCACTCACCAGTATCGCCGTCACGAATACGACGACGGAATCC